GACGATGGAGTCAGGCGGCGGCGTGTGTCCGCGCAACAGAACATCAACAGGGTCGGTTGCTTGACTTGGGTTCCAAGTGAACCACAGTTCTGAGTTAGGCTTACGGATTGTCGGGCGAAGCAGGTCAAGCGACCGCTGGCTGAGTGATTGCGCTTCCTCAACCCATGCGCAGTCATAGCCTTCGAGCGACTTGATGCTGTCGCTTGTGTGGTTCTGCATCCCCTGGAATATAATCAGGCCGTCACCATGCCGAGACTTGATCTGCGTTTCCTGTACTTCGAAATAGGATTGCACGCCCATCTGCTCGATCTTCAGTTCCAGCAGGCGCTTGACCGATTGGGACAATGACTTCTGGATCTCACGCACGCAGACAGATCGCCGCTTCTGGTCGATCACGTGCGCTTCGATCATGGCTTCAGCAAAGCCGTGGCTCTTGCCTGATCCGCGACCACCATGTGCGCCCTTATAGCGACTGGGCTGGAGGAACGGCTTGAACCAGCGCGGGGTCTTAATCGTCAGCGTTGTCATTACAGCAAGCCAGCTTGGCGCTTTTCATTAAATTTTGAACGCATGGTGTATATTCTGCCGACAGTGACACCCCATTTTTTGGCAATTTCTTTGCAGGGGATTCCGTCAATCTCGATCAATTCCATTAGCTTCAACAAGCGCATATCAGCGCAATCTTCTTTTTGCTGCTCTCTGGTTGTGAAGGTTCTAATCATTGTCATCAATGACCTTGCGGACGATCTGCATAACGAGCGGGGAATCAGGATCGCCAAGCAACTTAACTTTGTCGGTCAATCCCAGCGCAGTGCGCCCAATCTTCTGTGCAACCTCCATTGCAGAGGCTAATGCACGCAAGTCTTGAGGCGATCCGACTGTCTGCATCATCTGAGCAGCCTTGCCACGAATAGCCCTTGCGACCTTGAGATCATCCTCATTGAATTTTGCTAACTGATCTGTGCGATCTTCTGTTAGCTTTTCCTGAGCGGCGCTGCTTATGGCGGCTTGCTTCTGCTTGCGCTCATCTTCCCATTTTTCTTTTGCAGCCCGTGCCATGACGCCAGATGCGTTTATACCATGTGCAGCAGCCAATTCGCGCTGGCTCATTGTTCCGTGAACATATTCAACGCGAAGCTCTGACCAGTTGGGTCGCTTCTTTGGGGTTATGTTAGCTTGAGGCATTTTGATCACCTACATATTCGAATGATGCTGTCAGGCGATTTACCGACATACTTTCGCGCGGCTGTGTTTTGCTGGTTTTTCCAGGCGGCGAAACTCTGCTTGGGCTTCTTGTCATAATCCATTTTTTTGATTTAGCGCGATAATGAATCATTGATGGATGAGATGTGACGCTTGTGTATCGCTTGCCCATTGAATGCAGCAAGTCACCAACGTGTTCAGATAATCTGTTGCCTAACCCAAAACCTTGAAAGTCTGGCAACACCACTGTGCGATGTTCCTTCCATACATTTTTCACCTTTGGATGTGGGAAAGGTAAAATTGCGGTCATTGCGGCCGGCTGCCCATCAATGGTTGCAAGATATATTTTTGATGCGGTGTTTATATCAGCACTTAGATAGTGATGACCTTTGAATATCCGCCAGATGGAATTATGCACCCGCTGTATCTCGATTTCAACTGGTGGTCGCCTAAGTAACCTCCGTGAAAATTCCATTGTGGATACGTCATAGATCCAATCAGGTTCTAACCATTCAGCAACATCATAATGACAAGTCACAGCCACAAATTGACGCTTCATTTTGCGAACAAATTTTTGAACCGCAAAGCTCCCGATTTGAGCAACAGTTCGATCAACCAATGATGTAAATTCATCAAATACCAAAACGCCATCAGTTTCCAAAATGGCTCGCGCCAAATCAGCACGAAATTTTTGTCCATTGCTCAAACAGTGATATGGAAGCAGCCATGACGGTGGGCTTGCAAAGCCAACATGGCTTAAAGCATCTGTGATTGATTTTATATCCAAATCAGACGCAAATGAATTTACAAATGCGTCTTTGCCCCATTCATGCCCTTCAAAAAATAATTCATTTTGGAAAGCGCGTTTGGCGATAGTGGTTTTACCTGAACCAGATGCTCCCACGATCAACCCAACTGACCAAGGCTTATCTTCAATCGGCAGATCGACAGACCATTCTTTGATCATTTGTTTTGACATTGGTACATCAAACATTCCGACGATTTTTTCCGTGCGGAACGTGGGCTGATATTCCGTTTTCACTACATGGTTAAAACGCGGCATTTCAATCCCTGCTCTGTCAAAATCTGATAAACCTTTTCCTGTTCAGCTTCATCTTCACATGTGACAGCTATTTCAAAAACAGCGTCAACGCTCTGTTCATCGGCAATTTTTGATTCTTCAAATGTTTCTGCGTTCAAGGAATCAAGAAACTTATCGTCGAAGCCTAGCAGCGAAATATCGAAGTCCTCTAGGTTGAGGTCTTCAATCTCTGCCTTCAGCATGTCCATGTCCCACCCTGCGTTTAGGGCAAGCTGGTTATCCGCTATCACTAGGGCGCGTTGCTGGGGCTTGGTGAGGTGATCGAGGACGATTGCGGGGACTTTATCTAATCCCAGCTTTCGGGCTGCCAGAAGGCGTCCGTGGCCTGCAATGATGGTGTTTTCACCGTCTATCAGGATCGGGTTTGTCCAACCGAATTCTTTTATGCTGGCGGCGATCTGGGCAACCTGAGCATCGCTGTGCGTTCTGCTGTTGGATGCGTAGGGTATCAAATCTGCGACTGATCGCGTTTCAATCTTTGGTGTCATCTCAGCTTCCGTCTTTCGGTCTGGTGGATTGGTAATACATGATTGCTTGTCGGATGGGAAGGCTTGTCACATAACGCCATAATGTTGAAGGTAGAACTTCGCCCAGGCGTCTGTTGGGTAGCGCCCAGCTTTCCAGTTATCGCGTAAAGCAGCCTTTGACATTTTGCCTCGTTTCCATCTGTCTAGGTCTATTAGGAATTGTGTGCGGTTATTCATCCCCGCTTGATAGCAATCTTTCAGCCTGTATCTGCCCCATTAATCGAGCGTTTGGCTTTTCAGTGGCTGCCAGCATTTTTGCATCTCCACCCAGATGCCGAAGCGCATAAAACGGATTGGCATAATCAAACCGCTTTGGATTCGTGATCTCCAAACATTCCTTGATCGTCGGGAAAAAGATGCAGCGCGCCTTCAATTCGTCTGTCAGCGCCTCTAAGCCTTCAGCCGATAGGTGACCGAGCGATTTAAAATAATCGGCTATCAACCATTTTTCGGCCTGAACGTCTCCACGATCTGCACGCTTGAACAATGCTTCCCAGCGGCGGAATACTAGCAGGAATTGCCTCTTGCGTTCGTTCTCTTCATTCAAGGAAGTCGAGTCCTTCGTCAATTGCTCTTGCAAGGCTGCTACGGCGGTCGGCAGCACCTGACCTAGTTGTTTTGCCATTATCTTTCTCCTTTACCCAATCTGCTTTGAATGATTGCCAGCCGCGTGCAACACTTTCGGCTATCGCATCGTTTAACGTCCACCCTGCTTTTGCAGCTTCGCGTTCGATTGCCTTCAGGGCCGTCTCCGTCAGCGGCGCTTTTTTTGCTTTCCGTAATGCCTGAAAATCATTCCAAACATCATCATCGACACCGGCTACTGCAACAACATATTTCCCCCTGGGGGGATTAAGGGGGGTTATATCTGGTTCTTGGTTATTGGTTATTGGTTTATGGTTATTAGTTGGTTGAACATCTGTTGAGCGTTCGTTCAACCGACGTTGAGCAGACGCTTTACCGGCGTTGGATGCTTTGGCTGATTTATCGCGGAAATGCGTTATATCTGCATCGGCTCGATCATGACGCCATCCGCATTCGCTTTGGACAAAAAAGTCATTCAGCACCTGCATTACTTCGGCAACATGATCTCGCATCCCTATCAGCCTAGCGACTTCATCAGCATTGATTGGCAACGGTTGTTCGCGCAGATAATAGGTATCCAGCATTCGCCGGTAAGCCAGATCCTCCATCAATGTGAGGTGGCGCGTGTGGCTGGCGTAATCGCCTATATTGAATTGGAAATAATGCACAGCTAACCGCCTTGCTTTGCGGTATCGTGGCGTCTATAATTCTTCATATTCAATGCCTCCTTAACAGGCGTTGTATCGGGTGGGGATCAAGCGGCTATTTTGATCCTCACCCAAATAAATAACCATAAATCACGCTTCAAGTCAATCTGAGTTCCCAGTCGGGAAACAGGTGTTTGAACAGCGCAGCACGCAGGGGAAAGTCTCTGCTGATCGCCAGCTTGGTTGGTGGCTTAACATCTTCAGCGATTAATCTGCCACGCTCGACATATGTAAAATCGGGTCGATAGCTTGCCACCCGTCCGTTCGCCATCTTCAAGGGCTTGCCGTCGATAACAAACTCGAACTTAGGCTCAATGGTCAATCCCTCGATCTCCCTGCCTCTCTGTAACAGATGCAGTTGATCGCAACGCTTGGCTTCACGCTTTGACGCATGAAGATGCCCATTCGTGCAGGCGGTTTTCTTGGCGAAATATTTAGTCACGCAAAGCCCTCTCTACCCGTTCAACCGCTGCAGCGAATTCATCGTCTCGCTCGATCAGGTTCTCGACAACGCGCACGCCATGAAAGGCGGTGCTGTGATCTGTGCGGCCCAGCATCTTCGCCATCTGTAAATAGGACATATGCCCACAGTTGCGGCTCATCACATACCAGGCGACTTGCCTAGCCCTTACAGGTTTCTTTGATCGGCTGGGGCTGGTCAATGATTGCTTGTCTATGTTGAATTCATTCATCACCGCTGTGACCACTGCCGAGCCACTGTTGCGCCTGCGGCGCTCGATGTGTGGCGGCGAATACCATTTGGGAAACATGTTCATTTCGCCAGCCTCGTATAATATTCAATTTCGTGCGGCTTCAGCTTGCTGTGCTTTAGGTGGTAAGATGCCAGCGCGGCAAGCAACGGATCGTCTGTTCTGCGGCGAACGTGACCGCGAAAGCTTCGATCACTTTTGAAGTCCCAGCCGGATGGATTCCCTTGTCCTGGCAGATATTTCTTCGGCAGCGATGCACGCATTTTAGCCATGTCGGTCTTTGATAGATCAACGCCGAAGCGATGACGAACGTGAGCGAGGATTGTGCTGTCATCGCTTATGTACGTTGCGAAATACCTAGCGAGAGCGATTGGTGTTGCTGGTGTTTCATAGATCATGACTGCAGCCTTTCGACCAGATCCTGACGGCCCATTTCTTTGGCGATCTGGATTGCCTTTTTGCGTGCAGCAACTCGGCTGGGTAGAAAGCGTCCGTCATTATCACGGGCTTGCTTAGGCTTGAGCCAGCGGGATAAAATCTTAATCATGGTTTCTCCTTATGAATTTTTTTCCATTGTGATTTGATCTGGTCGGGGCGGATAAATTCAAAGCCCATCTTCTGAAGCAATGCGCCAGTTACATGGCGCGGCGGATAAAAGGCTACTGCATCGAACGAAGCCGACACAGTAGCTAGGTTCTCACTGGGAAATGCGTTTAAACCAGTGAGGTCGGAGGTCATTGCTCTCTTGCCCTTTTGAATATCACTTCCAAGGCGATCAGCGTGCGCAGGTTGATCGGAATCTCCTGGCGCTCCATGCGTGAAATGATAGAGTGATGCACGCCAAGCTGTTCAGCTAACTGCGCTTGTGTCCACCCTAGGGCTTTGCGTTCCATGTAAATGTTCATGGGGCGGCATTATGCCTATCTGGCACCATCAATCAAGCACTTTATTTGCATGATGCAACAGATAACGCTTGCAGCACTGAAAAATGTGCGTAAAGTGGGGGCAACAACAACGGAGGCAAAAATGCTGATCAATGAAAAACCCAAAGCGATTACAAGCCCTGCGATCAAACAGGCTTATGCTGATCTTTTGAATACGCCCAGCGGTTCACCTGAGCGCAAAGCTGCGCTGCGCCGCTATAAAAGCCTGCGGAAGGATGCAGCATGATTTACGCAGATAACTCGCATTATTATGAAAACGTCGAGACCAGCGACGAAGAACGCGCATTGATCGAGCGTCTTAAGGCGCGACCAATGTCAGCCGAACTTGCCGAGCGCATCGAGCGCATCAATAAAGCTTTCGGGGTGCAGTCATGAACGGCGGCCTTTCACAATTTACCCGCGTGCTGGAAAGCGTTGACTTGATTACGGTCTGGCCTGCCGAGCCGATCAGCGTAGACTTCTACCTGAACGCCAGCAGCGAAGCATGGGATGCAGAGATGCGCAGCCGCTACGGCGAAGATTGGGAGTCGCTCGATCAGGCCGATAGCTTTACGCAGCAAGAATGGAATGAATGGAAAGCAGAACAGGAGGCTTTAATATGAAAGAGATTATAACCGCTTTGGCTAAGGCACTTCCCGAAGTTGACAGTGCTTCGAAGGATAAAAGTAACCCAGCGTTTCGGTCAAAATATGCCGACCTTGGCAACGTGATCGAAGCGATCCGCCCTATTGTAAAACACGGTCTCTGGTATCGCCAAGAAACAATTGAGCATGAACAGGGAGCCTGCGTTGAAACCTTTTATCTGCATATAAGCGGAGAGGAAAAGAGCGGTGGCAAATGCTTTATCCGTGCATCAAAGCAAGACGCTCACGGCTTTGGTAGCGCCCTTACCTATTGCCGCCGTTATGGATTGATGGCTGCTTTCGGGATCGCGCCCGAAGATGATGATGGGAATGCTGCCGTTAAATTGGTGAAACATTCCGAACCGATCAACCAGACGCAATGCGATACGCTGCGCACGCTGATCGAAGCCAGCGGGTCAAACATCGTGGCATTCTGCAAATATTACGAGATTGAATCGCTGCCGGAATTGCCTGCAAACAAATTCGCCCATGCGGAGAAAAGCCTGCAAACCAAACTTGCAGCCAAGGGAGAGAAAGAATGATCGAGCAGCGCACAACCGAATGGTTCGCACAACGCTGCGGCCATCTTACCGCTTCACGCATTGCTGATATGATGGCGCGTACCCAGAAAGGCTGGGGCGCGTCTAGGGCAAACTATGCCGCCCAGCTTATTGCAGAGCGCCTGACAGGTGTTGCGGAATCTGGATTCACAAGCGCAGCGATGCAGCATGGCATAGACACAGAAGCAGCCGCTAGAGCCGCATACGGCTTCATGCAGGACGTTGAGGTTATCGAAGCCCCATTCGTTCTGCATCCCCGCCTGGCATGGTCTGGTGCGTCTCCTGATGGCTTTGTAGGCGATGATGGGCTGGTCGAGATCAAATGTCCGAATACCGCAACGCACATCACCACACTGCGCGGTGGCGAGATCCCCGACAAATACATCAAGCAGATGCAGTGGCAAATGGCCTGCACTGGAAGAAATTGGTGCGACTTCGTTAGCTTCGATCCGCGAATGCCGGTTGAAATGCAATTGCACATTCAGCGGGTTGATCGGGACAATGACTTGATCGCGGAGATCGAAAGCGCCGCGATTGGGTTCCTTGATGAGATTGCGGCAACCGTCGCAGAACTAGAAGCCATTTATAGAAAGGTGACATAATGAGCAGTTTGGTAAGACGCATTCAGCGTCAGCAATATCCGTCAGCGACTGGCAATCCGCCACGCAGGAAGTTTTACAATGGCAGGGGGCAAAGGCTTGGCGCGACCAATCCGAAATGCACCAGCCTTATCGCTCGACAGAATCGGGAAAAGCGCAATGCAGAAAGGAACGAAGCGTGACAGTTATTACAACCATCGTCGGCAATGTCGGCAAGGATGCGGTTTATAAAGAAGGGCAAAGCGGAAAAGGTTTCGTTAGCTTTTCCGTGGGCGCATCAGTGGGCTGGGGCGATAAAAAGGAAACGCTCTGGTTCGATGTGACTAAATGGAACTCCAGCCCCAAGCTGGCAGAGATGGTTCTAAAGGGAACCAAGATCACCGTGATCGGTGAATTGTCCACCCGTGAGCATAACGGCAAGACGTACCTGCAAATCAATGCGCAGACTGTCGATCCGCAAAGCCGATCAGGTGCTGGCAGTGACACAGGCTTAAATGTGCGTGCGGCTGCCGTTGCTGGCGATATGGATTTAGACGATGACGTTCCGTTCGTCAGTGCAACACCCAATCTTGAAATGGAGATTTTCTAATGAACGTAGCAGCAGACCAGCTCCGCCTATATCTGGAGCGCATCGAGCGTCTTGAGGAAGAAAAGCGCGGCATATCGGAAGACATTAAAGAGGTTTATTCCGAAGCCAAATCAAACGGTTTTGACGTGAAGGTTATGCGCCAGATCGTAAAGCTACGCCGTATGGAAACCCATGTCCGCCAGGAATGGGAAGCCGTTCTCGAAACCTATAAAGACGCACTGGGTCTTTAAGATGCTACCGCCCCGTCGCCCACAAGCTGCAAAGCGTCCCAAGCGGTTCGTATCGCCAGCGCATTGCAAGTTCGTTCGCTCCCATGCCTGCTGCGTGTGTCAGACCTATGACCATATCGAGGTTGCGCACGTCAGAACGGGAACGAACGGGGGGATGGGGTTAAAGCCTGGCGATTATTGGACGATCAGCCTTTGCCGCGATTGCCATTCCGAACAGCATCGGATCGGTGAGCAGTCATTCGAGACAAAGCACGGCATCGACATGAAGGAACTTGCACGGGCATTTGTCAAAGCCAGCCCGAAGCGGAGTGAGTTAGAAAGGGCGCGTGATGGATAAGCGCACGATCAAGCTGGTATCTAAGGCGCATCGAGATCGAGCCGCCAGCCTTATCTATCAGGCTCCGCAAGGCTATGTCATGGCGATAGGCGAAGAAACCCGCACACAAGAACAGAATCGGCTGATGTGGCCCTTGATCGCGGACATACAGGCGCAGGTTCCAGAGACAGCCACATTCTCAGCCGATGATATGAAATTGCGCTTTCTGCACGCTTTAGGCCAGGAGATGCGCTTTCTGCCGGAACTGGAAGGCGCTGGAATGTTTCCAGTCGGCCAGCGATCCAGCACGCTGTCGAAGTCGCAGTTCAGGGCATTGATCGAACTTTTATTCATATATGGCGCGAAACATGGCGTGCGTTGGTCAGACAAATCCCAGCGAACGATTGAAAGCATAAAATGAAATTAAAGGTATTGGACCTTTTTTCTGGCATAGGAGGATTTAGCCTTGGCCTCGAACGAACAGGCGGATTCGAAACCGTCGCCTTCTGTGAAATTGAAGACTTCCCCAGGCGAGTGCTTGCAAAGCATTGGCCCAGCGTCCCCTGCTACCGAGACGTGCGCGAACTTACCGCAGAGCGACTTGCTACCGATGGAATTGCCGTTGACGTTATCTGCGGAGGTTTCCCCTGCCAAGACATTAGCACGGCAGGAAAAGGCGCTGGGCTTGCCGGTAAGCGATCAGGGTTATGGTCAGAGATCGCTCGTCTTGTTGGCGAATTACGACCAAGATACGTCATCGTGGAGAACGTCTCAGCATTGCTTGGTCGAGGGCTTGGAACTGTTCTCGGAGACTTGGCCGAGATCGGGTATGATGCGGAGTGGCACTGCATACCAGCTTCCCACGTTGGCGCACCTCACCGACGCGACCGGATCTGGATTATCGCTTACCCACAAGCCGACGCATTCAGTGCCTACACCCACAGCATCGGACCATATAGAGCGCAAAAGTACGTCCAAAGAGAAACTGAATTTCGACACGAACAAGTCAGTGTCTTTGGATCGATGGGTAAAGATGTGGCCGACGCCACAGGCCAGCGACAACAGGGACAGGGGCAGCCTATCCAGTGGGGCAGTGAAGCGCCGCATGGAGAAGGGCAAGCAGATAAGCCTCTCCCAATCCGTCTCGGAGGTATCTGGTCAACTGAACCCAACGTGGGTCGAGTGGCTAATGGGATTCCCGATAGGTCACACCGACTTAAAGGACTCGGAAACGCCGTAGTCCCCCACATTCCAGAACTTATCGGAAACGCAATTCTGTCCGCGATTGGCATGAATGTAAAATAATTATTTTGTGCGAACTTTTCTCTTGCAATATGTGTGAAGGTAATTATTCTACCCACATAGCAACAAGGAGACACAAAATGATTGCAGTTTACGAAATTCACAACGCTGACGGATCGCTCAACGGATGCGGCACGGCCCTTGAATTTGAATATTGGGCTGACTTCGGTCTTTATGGCGAAGGCGCATATTTGGGCAAAGTCATTTGCCATGAAGATGCAAGCCTTGATGAAGCACGTAAGCTGCAATGGGCAACCGCATAAGGAGAACGCAAATGCCGCTTGAAGCTTTTATCCTGCTGGGAATCATCCTCTGCATGTCGGTCGTGGTTTATGACGAACTTTTCAAGGGAGGCGAATAATGCTCACTGCTGAATTCACTAAGGGCCGCAAAGGTGGTCTCGACCTGCTAGACATTGCGCGGATCACCAATGGTCAGCGGACATATCTCGAAAGCTATGAAGTCTTGGGCAAACGCGAAGCCCGTAAAGTCGCGCAATCATTGGGCGCTACGCCTTGGAATTTTTAAGGATCAATCATGAAAAAAGAATATGTCACCGTCAGAATGTCCAGCGATCTTCGTGCTAAAATTACCGAGATGGCAAAGGCGGATATGCGTTCAGTGAGCGCCCAGATCCACATCATGCTTGAACGGGCCGTGCAGGAGAAAAGCAATGGCTGAGATAGATATTCTCAAAAACGCCGCTGAAGCCCTTCTGGAGCATGATCGGCGTCAACAGGCAGTCAGAGACAGCGACAACGTTTTGCGCGCCCTGTGCCGCCTCTGGGGTGATTCTGCGGGGCTTTGGGCGGTGTCACCCGTGCATCTTCGTCGGGAATGCCAATTGCGTGGCTTGCTGAATGAAGGCCAGCCGACATGAATCAGGCAAAAGCTATTGGCGCGTGGCAGTTTCGTCATGTTCACATTTGGCCGCCCATGCAGCAGGGTGAGGCAAAGAGAGCCACATTGCGGCAGCTTTGGCGATATTGCCATCAGCACAGACGCTGGCTGCAAACCCTTAATCCAGCGTGGGACAATTATTTGAGCATAAACCGCGCCAATAGCGCCAGGGCTGAATTGATGCGGCGATCAATGGAGAAGCAAGCCGATGATTGACGCCAAGCACATCGAAGCCCTGCCTGCCGAGCGCCCTCCGCTAGAACTTATTGCTTTCGCCGCATGGGTAAACGTCTCGCCTGATAAGATACCGCCTGAAATGCTTGGGCCGACATGCGCAGCGACTATGGCAGCTTGGAAACGGGTAGCAGACGCGATTGTCGCGCATGTGGAAGCCCAAAGTTTTGATCTTATCAAAGCTTACACTTCCGAGATTGAGAGGAAGGCTAAACGCAATCGTGAACTTGCGATGAGCATAGAGCCTGCCTGTGTAGCACTGGACAAGCAACTATGAACGAGCAGATGATCGAAGCAGCTATCAAAGCAATGCGCGAGGAGCAAAGGGTCAATCAGAACCTTGAATTGGGTTTTGACGATGACGTTTACGACTTGGCCGTCCTTACCATAGCCGCAATCGAACCATTCATCGAAGTCGCTTTGAAAGACCGCATCGAAGCCCTCACCGCCGAGAATGAGGAACTGCGGGAATATTTAAGTAGCGCACTTGAGACATTAAGAGACGCAGAGGTCTGTGATGACGGATGCAGTCTCTGCAATGAAGCGTTTGCAGCACTGGAGAAGCAACCATGACCACAAAAACACAAACACCCGACGATTGGGTTTTACGCGAAGCTGCGGAGCGCAGTGGATGGGATGACTACACAACTCAAGTTCTGCGAGAAGCATACGACGATGGTTTCGGCTACCGCGCTCTCTGCGACATGATAGCAAAACACGAGAAACCACCAGTGGATCGCAAGCTGCTTTGTGCGCGTGAGACAGTGCGCAACGCAGGATTCGTAATCGACCATGCGGACATTGAAAGTATTGCCGTCCGAGCGATTGAACTTTGGGAAGAAGGCTTCGGGAAATGAATATCAGCCTGGGCAATCATTCTCGCAAATACAAATGAACTTGCTGTTATGTTGCTCGATTAGCTTTATCGTTTCAGCCGTGTCTTTCGTGCTATCGTAGCTGATCGGCTTGGCTATCTCGCAATAGCTATTGATCGGTGCGGGATCGGTCAAATCGGTTACGCAACCGTTCATCGCGCTCAGGATCAGGAACATTGACGGCAGCTTCACCCAATTCGATCTGGCGATTGATAGCATCGTTCACTTCCTTGATGGTTTCCTGACGGCCCTGCTGCTTCCAATGCTGTTGATTGAAGAAGGCAAAAACCTTGTCGATCACAGCCAGCAACGCCGTCAGGAATCTAATCATTCTGCAGGCTTCTGCTCGGAAAGGAACACAGCGGCGACACCTGCCAGACCAGCAACCGCCGTGGAGACAGCCGCCCACTGTGCGTCAGACAGGCCAAAAGCCAGCGCAAGGGCTGAAAAGCCTGCATAGGTACTTGGTTCTTTGAGACGGCTCAAAAGCCAATGTACAAAAGTCATGTCATTTTCCTTTACTAGATGGGCCTCATATGATAACTATCACGCATGGAAACTTGGAAACCTATACCAGAATACGAAGGGCTTTACGAGGTGTCTGACGAAGGGCAGATTCGAAGTCTCCCACGCGCAGTGTCTTTTGGGAATTGCCAGAGGACTACACCAGAGAAAATACTTCGACCGTATATCCGCCCCACCGGATATCACACGGTTAAACTGGGAAAAAAAGGACGCAAACGGAATGCATATGTCCATCGGTTGGTGGCTTTGGTGTTTAGTGGGCCATGCCCACCTAAGCATGAAGTGTGCCATCGCGATGGGAATAAGAGCAACAACCGCGCAGATAACCTTTACTGGGGAACGCGCAAACAGAACATTGCGGACAATATGCGCATGGGTATACACCCGCTGGGTGAAGCACACGGCATGGCGAAACTTACCGATGAGCAGGTTATTGCCATACGCAAAGACCCTCGGCCTGCGAAAGAAGTAGCTGAAAGCTACCCTGTAAGTGCCTCTATGGTCAGGCTCATAAAGAGAGGCCTCCATTGGTCTCACCTGTGAGGATACTTCTTTGGGTCGATCTCAAAGTGCGGACCATCAGGGAATGATCGGCTAAGGTTCTTTGCCGTTATAGGCCCTTGTATAGCTGATAACAATTTCCACGTCCCACCCCAGCGAATAGGAACTTTTTCGTGCGCGGATGCTGACCGCATGATATCGGCCAACCTATAATATAAACTCCAATCCCAGGAAACTTTTCCATCAAGCATTGGAGCCAAGTCAACGGCATGACCAGTCAGGTGGCGAGAGTTGAGGGTTTTAGACGCACCTTCTTTAACCAACTGACGTTGACGGGCTTCCGTGCGCAGACCTTCCAATACGGTGAAGTCGAGATCCGACATTGCAGCCGCACGCTTTACAACGCGCACCAGATCAGCGTGGACGCCCTCCAGGCGCATAAGTGATC